GGCGGCCACCACCCTACTGAAACCAGCAATTCTGCTAGTTGTTTTCGGTAAGTTCCCCGCCCGTATGGTTTGGGTTTGTTTGATCCACCGCTTCAATTTCCATGTCTGGGTGATTGTCCAGCCATTGTTTGGCAGTTGGCTCGATCTTTTGACCGCTTAACTTCAACATGAAGTGCGCCCAAAAAACCATGTCCATCACGCCGATTCCTCGGCCGTCAGACACTTTGCGGTTTTCTTGCTTTTCCCATTCCGCGATGCACAACAGGTTTGTTGATACTTCGTGAACCTGACCGTTTGGTGTCGGGGTGATCTTTAGTTTGATTTTCACTTTGTCTCCTTGTGTCGGGCCAAGTGATGGCCGTTATCAGCTGACGCTTAGCGCTCCACCAGTGAATGAAAGATCAACCGTTGACAATTCGCCCAACGCTCCGTTGATTACTGGCATTGATTCAAGGTAGCAATCAGCCAGGGTGAACACCTTGGTTACTGCGCCTTCAATGACGGTTGCAACAACTGTTGTGCGTGTGCCAACAAGTGCTGCCAATGTCTGGTAGGTCTCGCTTGCGGCGTAGGACTGGAACAGGGTCATGGTGCATTCGTTGTTGTAGAGGCCGCCTGTGTAGGTTCGGCCAGTGTCTGCCAGCGTGGTTTTGTCTAGCGATTCGCGCAACTGTGTAAACACAATGCCTGTGCATTGATCGACAAGCGAAACGCTGTTAACAGTCAATGCTGACAAATTCGAGAGATAAGTGGTTGTTGCCATGTGGGGTTACTCCTTTGGTTCTTTCTTGATAGTAGGTGATTTTTTCGGCTTGTCGGTGGATTCCTCAACGATAAAACCGCCAGCGATCAGCGCTTCAATGTTGATTCCTTGGGCTGGCTCAAATTCGTCGCCGACCGTTCCAACCTTTGGTGAGTTGATTACATATTTCATAGGCTCGATGCTTCCATGTTGATAATGACTTCATAGCAAGGGTACAACGCGCCGCCAATCTCAATGGATGATGGGCGACCCTCTGTGATGGCCACGTTCTTTCCGAGTAACTGCGCGGTCATGTTTAACAACTTGCGTTGCGCGTCAAGGTTGAACGGCCCCGGCACGATCAGTTGAATCGGGAACTGCAACTGGATTCGTTTGTTGGTCATCAACGGGGTTGTGAACGATGGCGCGTTAATGAATGCACACGGGGGTTGCATGTTGCGCGGATCGGTGACAATCGTGATGGCTGGGGAAATTGTCCCAAGGGTTGTTGCCAGATCATCCACCGCCTTGTTTAGTAGGTCGGTGTAAGCGGTTGGCATTAGGCCACCTGGGCGCGTGAAATGCCGACTAACTGCATCACCATTGCTGACAATGCAACAGGGGGCTGGCTTCCCATGTCGTTGAACGAACTGAAAGCGTCAACTGATCCGCGTTGACGGTACAGCGCGCCGCCGTACATGATTGTTCCAAGTTTTACATCCTGCGATGGAACTGTGGTGAGGCTGTCGCCTGTGTAGCCGCTTTCTTGTCGTCTGCGCCAAATGAAGTTGTTTGCAGCTGCTGCACAGATCGTTAGGAACGTTTGATCGCCAGCCGTAGCGGTGGCTAAATAAAGCCAATCGGCAATGTCGTTTGCTGTGATCCATGTGCAGGTTTGTGTATAGGTAACAGTTCCAGTTGCCGCGCCTCGATCAACGTTTGATCCTGTGACCGCAAACAACACCTGGTTAGGAATTGAAATGAACGGGTCAAATGTCAGATCGCCTTCGCCGTCAACGCCTGTGAACAGGTATTCAGGGCAATCGTAAACAGTGAACGTGCCATTGAATGGAACACCGACTGCTGCAACTGTGATGGACTGGCCGACTTCAATTTCCGTTGGGGTCAGTAATTGAAGTACGGCGTAGTTGTCCAGTAATTGCTTGTGTGTAACCGTGTAAGTAGCCATGGCGGTAAAGCCGCCTTTCTACTAGGCGATTGTGATTGCTTGGATGAACTGGCTTCCTGCAACTGCGGATGGGTTTTGCGCATCCTGCGCGAACGTTGCAAAGTAACCGTAGTAAGAGAACGTGCGAGCCAAGAGGTCAGGCACTTCAACTGAGCGCATTCCCTGTTGTGCTTCGTACAGTTCAATTGCTGGGCCGTGAACAATAAGCATCGTGTTTGATGCAAGGTTTCCGTCAACAACAAGTTCCAAGCCAAGCGGGTTCATTCCCGACCATGAAGTTGCATTGCCAGCACCAAGCGTGTTTTGACCGATAAGGCCAGGTGCGCCAATTGCTGGGAACAATGGTCGCTTGCTGTTGTCAAGTTGACTACCAAGTTTTGCCCATACGTTCGGTGAAACAACCATGTGGGTTGGAAACAAGTTTGTTGTAGTTGAAATGTTTTCTGCACAACCGTAGATTGCGGTCATTAATGAGCTTGCATCGCCAGCGGTAACAGTCCAGGTGAAACCTGATGCTTGTTTCTGTGCAACTAGGTAATCGGCTGCAATGTTGTCGGTTTGCTTCAAGTACTGGCCAGCAAGGTCATTCAAAATGATGTTCATTGCGGCTGGGTCTGTGAAGTCCATTGTTTGTTGGGCGATCTGGATCGACCCGGCGACCGTTTGCCGACTGACCGAATTCGCTGCAAGAACCATTGTCTGCGATGAAACTGCTGTGCCCTGTGTGCTTTGTACACCTGACGAAGTTGGCGTTGTGATGCTTGGGCGTGTAAATGAAATTCCTGAACCCTGTGGCATTGCACGAGTTCCAAAAGCATTTACTACGGGACGATATTGAAGGTTTACGTTTTGAAACAACGGCCCGAGCACTGGAACAGGTAGCAAACCTGGGGTGTCGCTGGTCAAATCCTGCGATACCGCTTCAATTGCTGATTGATTTTTGCGCGCTGCATCGTGAAATGCTGCGTTGACTTTGCGGAAAGTGTCGCCGCCAATGTGCATTGCAGCAAGATATTCACCTGCTGATGGCATACGGAATTCACGCTTTGATTCAGCAAATACAACTGGGGAAGTTGGAATTGCTGCTTCGATTGGGGTTTCTACGGACATGGTTTCTTTCTCCTGTTCTGGAACTTCTATTTGAATATTAGTGATTTCGGTTTCTACTTGTGGGATACTCTCGCCCTCGCTTGCGGCGACCTGTGTGATGACTGCATCAGCAAATGCTGGGCGGCCAGTGACTAGCGACAATTCAATCCATTCGGCAGCCTGAACAACCATTGTTCCGTCGTCTTTGATCTTAAATTTCACGGGATTTACCCCAACAGAGACTGAATCAATGACCCCATCAAGGCTTAGTTGTAGCGCTTCCTCGGCGCGTGAAGTCTTGCTGAAACGTGCAGAAAACATCATTCCATCAGAGGTTTCTACGCGCTCGGTAACAATGCCGACGGCCTGTTCCGAATCGTGGTTGACATACAGTTTTGGTGCTTTGCCATCGGTTGGCAAACTTCCTGCCTCAAAAATGACTTTTGTTCCGTCGCTAACAGTTGCGGCGACACCGTAAGGAACGGCCACACCTGAAACTGTGCGTGATGGTACGCCTTCAACTTTTGATGCGTCAAGCGTGAGGTCGTGCGAAATTAGTTTCAACATGTTTCTAGTTTGACTCCATAGTTGGTGTTTGTGGTGGATTCATTTCCTCTGGGTCGTCGTATTCGCCCATTTCGCCTGCAACCATTTCGGACAGATACGATTCCACGTCAAATTTGACGATCGTTCCTTGTGGCAAAACGTTATTCATTGACAGTGTTTGTTCAATCGCCAGCATGTACGAGCGCGCTGCAAAAACGAGCAGATCCATTCGCGCGCCTTGGTTTGACTGGTATGAATAACTGCCAATGCTGTTTCCGTTGAGGAAAAACGGCACGTTGCACATTCTGGCTGCCTCTTTGGACTGATATTCGGCGGCTTCGTTCAACATCATTTTTGATGCGTCAACATCGGTTGGTTGCCATTCGACAAACTGGTTGATCGCTGCAATCTGATTCGTTTTGCGCGCCTGTTCAAATGACTGTGCCAAATCAGAAAGTTCTTGCGACGACAAAGGTTCGCCAGTAGTTCGCAAAACCCCGGCAGGAAGCGCCGAACTTGCGTTGCGCAAACGTGCCTGTTCAAGCGCCAATGATGTTGCGATGATTTGTTCCGACTGGTACAAAATGCCTTG